CTGCGTATGTTGTCGTTACAGTAGCCTTAAATACATCGTCCCTGTAAACATCAATAGCGTTTTCTCTGAACACTAATAAGTAAGTTTGATCTACATTAAAAACAAAAGGAATTACCCTAGCCTCTGAGCTAACTCCATCAGCAACATATTTTAGGCCGGGTCTACGTTTCACGCCGCCCTGCGGCAAACAGACAACGTTGTTGCCAGTTATCATGCCGTTATAGTATTGGCTTACATCAACTCGGCCCAGTATCCTAGTGTCTAATACCCCTGAGTTAAATGCAGACTGATACTGGTAATACTTCATGAACGAACATCCCTGTAAGGATTAGACTCTATTGCGTCATTTGGAGCTTGCTGAGCATCTAGGTATTTTGCTTTTTTAATATATCTTTCGTACTTGGTATCGTAAATCATGTTCTGCTCTTCATTGTTTGTAACAATAAGCGCGAACTCGCTTGCCAACTTATATTCCATAAGTATCTGCAAGTAGGCAGGCCAAGTTTCTTCTCCTGCTCTGAATTGATAATCAACATACATCTCGCTTGTGTCGGCGTAAATTGCATCTTGAAATATCTTATAATTACTCGTGCCATATACCCTGTTGATCTTCAATGTGCCAGAAGGTATTTGGAACGCGTATTGGTAATCGTTTAATGGAACTGCTGTTAATCTAGCCAGTTGCCTTTTTGCTTTACTGCAAGACCAAGGATACTCGCTGAGTACAGCCTTTACAGTTATCTCGTATAGATTTGAAGCTGCAATGCCTGATGCTCCACCTTCAGAAAAGGATGATATTGGACTAGCACCTATCCTTACTAAAGCATTACTAGCGACCTGAACATCTGTTGACATTGAAATCTCCTAAATAAAGTCGGGGCAGGGCCGAAACCCCACCCCTATAACAGCGGGGAACTGTTAATTAGTCACCATCTGTTTCGGCGATAACAGTACCGTCAGAAACATCAACAACACCTGAAGCGTTACTAAGAACGTTTACAAGGTTAGTTGTAGGTGTCGCAGTGTCAATAGCAACGATTACGTCACGAACACCAAGCTCACTTGATGCGCCGTTAAAGTAACCAGAAGTATTAACGTCAGCGATTGGATCTTCGCTTGAGTAAACCCATAAGCGAGGACTTCCACCGCCCGGACCTACTTGGTATAAACCATCTCGACTAAATGCCATGATTATTCTCCTTATGCAGTTTCGTCAGTGTGAATTTCAACAACGCCACGAGCGTCACGAACTACAGCACCAGCTTTTAGAATACCGTTGGCCAACCAAGATGTTTTCTCAGCGATCCAGTCAACAGTTGTTTTCTGGTCAATACCGATAGCCATACCTAACGCATCACGATGGAAAGCGTAAGCAGTAGCATCAGAAGAACCAGCACCCGGCAAACCACCCTCATCACGAGTTTCAATTAACTTGAATCTGAAACCGTAGAAAGTGTCAATGTCGCCGTTTACTAAAGCTTTGACGTTCATGTAGTCAGAGCTTGTAGCTTCAGTTGAACCTAGAAGTTGTTGCTTCTGTGTTGCAGTGAAAGCGATGTAACGACCGTCCATGCCCATACCTTCAGCATCAAAAGCAGCACCAGCTTCGCGTACTTTATCAACAGTAAAGCCAGCACCACCAACAGCAATGTTGCTTAATGCTGTACCAGCGGCAGCAGGAATACTACCTAAAGCGTCAATAGCTAACTGGTCTTCACGACGGCCCATTGCCATAGCGATTACCATTGCAAGCTCTTGTTGCTCGTCAAAGTTTACTTCAGCAGCGTCAAAAATATCAGTGTACTCTGGAGCTAACCAGTTTTCCAAAGTAGCTGGAATTAACGCGTGTGAAATGTCCATAGGTGTAACATCAGCTTGGCTTGCTTTTTGGTTAGCAAGGCCTTTGCCCATGCGACGGAATTTGTAAATGTCGCCAACAACATCAGTTCGTAACGTTAGGCAATCACGCAATTTACCACCAGATTGGTATGCGTGTTTAACTAAAGAATCGAACTCTTGTTGAGCAACAGAAGATAGAGTTTTACTCATGATCTTTGTCTCCAAGTAATTAAAAAAAATCAAAAACGTTTTGCTCGTCTCTGACCTAGTGACCGTTTACGGGTAGACCAGCACTCGCTAATCCCTTCGTATCACGGCCTACTTGAAGCAGGGTATCGTTAGATGGGGCGCCAATACATTATTTCATGGCGTGAAATTATTATAAGCTAAATTTTAGTTAAAAAAAAGCCCTAACACGTGAGGCAGATACGCGAAAGGGCATGAAGGTTAAATAATAACTCTAACCTAGTTGTGATGCAAGCCTTTTGTGTCTTTCTCTGAACACTTTATCTGTTTTATATTTTGGATCTCCTACAGCTTTATGATAGTCATCCCAAGTATAGCTCTCTTGCAGTGTAGGGGCTTGCTGACTTCCCGGCAACTTACTGTTTCTTGTTTTAGAAATCATAGCCTCTAAAACTTCAACTTGATCAGCCGTCATTGTCATTGTGTGCATGACTTCAACTTGCTCTTCACTAAGGTTGTTGCCTGCCCACGAAACCAATCCTCTTATGCGATCATCAGCATTTTCACCAAGCAGTTTTCTTTGCTCGGTATAATCAGTCTCTAATTGCCCCACCATGCTTTGCTGATAACCAACAAAGATTTCAAACAACCTTTGAGCGGTATCGTTGTTCATGTTACTTTCTTTGGCCACTTCCATGAACTCTTGGTATGCAACCAACTCAGTATCAACCTCGCCTTCAATACCCTCTGGCAACGCTAAGTCGTATTCATCAGGCGCGCCTACAAAAGCACCCAATCTTTTTTCAGCTTCTTTATATGCCTTGGCCTGCTCTATGATTGCCTCATCCTGTGACCTTTCGCCTGTTGCATACTTGTCTAAAAGCCACTCAGGCCGCTCAATAGCTGGACCATTGTTATCATCACTTACTGCCTCAGTAGTAGATTGATCTACACCTTGCAAGTCTTCGTTACTTTCCGTTGCTTCTGCCGTTAAACTTTCACTCATAATTTTTCCCCGATTTGGATTTGAATTAAAATTTCACTTACAAGCTCTCGCTTGCCGTCATTCATATGAACTTCTCTTTCTGTTGCATTGTAGCCTGCTGGTTTGCTGGTACAAAAAGATTGCACCCATTCCGTAAGAATGTTTCTGCCAGCTTCAGTTTTAGAAAAAACATCATGATAAGCAGCAGCC